CATGGGCGCGGATTTCGCATCCAAAATTGACATCGCGGCGTTGTGCCTGTTGTTTGACGTGGATGGCGTGTTGACGCCTTTCCTGAAATATTACCTTCCGGATGAAACGGTTCGGGAATCAACGAATGATCAGTATCAAGGTTGGTGGCGTGATGGGCGGTTTACGGTCACACCCGGCAACATCATTGATTTTGATTTTATTGAAAACGATTGCGAACAATTTGCGCGGGATTTTGAAATATCCGAATTCGGGTTTGATCCGCATCAGGCAACGCAATTTGCAGGGCGCATGATCAACAACGGTTGGAACATGACCGAAGTGCGCCCATCGGTGCTAAATTTTTCGGAACCGATGAAAGAATTGGAAGCACGGGTGATTGCGGGAACGTTTCAACACAATGATCCGGTTTTGACGTGGATGGTGTCCAACGTGGTTTGCCATTTGGACGCAAAGGATAATATTTATCCGCGTAAGGAAAAGCCGGAAAACAAAATTGATGGCGTTGTTGCGTTATTGACTGCATTGAATCGACATATGCAACCATCGGAGGATGGTTCCATATATGACAAACGTGGATTGACGGTTGTATGAATTGGAAATTTTGGGAAAAGGATGAACCGCAAAACGCAACGTTGCGTGAACCGGAATGGTGGCGGCAAACGTCCAATATAATGCCCGCCGATGCGGGCGTTTCCGTCAATATGACATCCGCAATGCAACTTTCCGCGTTTTTCGCGGCATTGCGGATCGTTGCGGAATCGGTTGGTTCCCTGCCATTAAAGGTTTATAAACGGCAACCCGATGGCGGTAAGGAATACGCCTATTCGCACCCGTTGAATGATTTGTTTTCCACGGTTGTCAATGATGAGCAAACGCCACAGGAATTGCTTGAATTTGTGATGGCGTCCGCGTTGCTACACGGCACCGCGTATTGCCATAAAGAAATGGACGGGCGTGGGCGTGTGATCGCCTTGCACCCGTTGGATTCGGCGTTGATGCGCGTCACGCGTGATGCATCGGATCGGCTGGTGTTCGATTATCAGGATGCTAAACGCGGGCGCGTGTATTTGCCGCGTGAAATTTGGCGGGTGCCGGGACTTGGATCGGATGGCGTCACGGGCTATTCCGTGATCGACTATGCGAAACAAACATTGGGCACGTCCATCGCCACGGAACGTCATGCCGCCAAAACGTTTGCCAACGGCACACGCATCAATGGCGTGTTTGAAATGGATGAATTTTTGCGGGATGACGATGCCCGCAAACGCTTGCAACAGGATTTGCAGAATTACACGGGCGTTGAAAACGCACACAAAACCCTGTTGTTGGAATCGGGGTTGAAATACAAGGGCGTTTCGATGTCCAACGATGCCGCGCAATTTCTGGAATCACGGAAATTCCAAATCGCGGACATTGCACGGTGGTTCCGCGTTCCCCTGCATATGCTCAACGAAATGGATCGCGCCACATGGAACAACATCGAACATTCGGGGATCGAATTTGTCACCCACACGTTGCGCCCGTGGTGTGAACGCATTGAACAAACAATTACGCGCGACCTGATTCAACCGCGATACAGGAAATTGTATTTCGCGGAATTCACGATGGATGCGTTGTTGCGGGGTGATACTGCATCCCGTTATGAGGCATATGGAAAGGCAATCAATGATGGTTGGATGTCGCGGAATGAGGTGCGCAAACGCGAAAACCTGAATCCGGAAACGGGGTTGGATGAGTTTTTGACGCCCATGAATATGCAGGGTGCCGAGGAAACGCCGGATGATGATGAAACCGATGCCACAAACGCATTGGCAGACATCAACCGCGCTGAAATCAAGGCGATTCGCATTGAATTTGATCGGTTGCCGGATGATGAGTTTGCCGATTGGGTTCCAGATTTTTACCAACGCATGACTGACAAGCTTGTGTCACAAGGCGTTTCAAACGATGTCGCATCCGAATGGGCAACGGTGCGCATGGAACGGGTGCTGAATGCGTCCGATGTTGTTGCCTTGATGGATGCATGGGAAAACGAATTATGAATGAAATTCTGATATACGATTTTATTGGTGCGGGTTTGTTTGATGAGGGCGTAACCCTCAAAAACATCAAATCGCAATTGGATGATTTGGGTGACGTGGATGAAATCACGGTTCGCATTAACTCACCCGGTGGCGATGTGTTCGATGGGATTGGGATTTACAATCTACTGTCAGAACATCCCGCAACCGTTCACATGAAAATTGACGGGTATGCGGCATCCGCCGCGTCATTTATCGCAATGGCGGGTGATACCGTCACGATGGGTAAAGGCGCGATGTTTATGATCCACAATCCGTGGACATTCGCATATGGCGATTCCGGCGAATTCCGGAAACAGGCGGATGTGTTGGATGGCATTAAGGATCAAATTATTGAAATTTACCAAACGCGATCCGGTTTGGATGCCGATACATTATCGGCGTTGATGGATACGGACGCGGAATGGTTCGGTGAGGAAATCGCCATTGACCGTGGGTTTGCGGATCAGGTATCCGAAAAAACCGCAACATTGAATGATGTTAGCGCGTTCCCGTGGATCAATGACGCACCGAAACCGGATGAAACGGAACCAACCGTGCATCCGGCACCAAATGTTGATGGTTTGGCGCGTTGTGTCGCGTTGGATCGTATGCGGGCGGATATTGCCCGCCAACGGAAAGCGTTCACCAAACCGGACGGGCGGTGAACACGCGGGATGGACATCCCGCAATAAACCCCATTTGGGGAAATTGAATCGCCCGTTTGGGCAAGTAATAAAGGAAATTTCACATGAAAAAGTATGATGAAATTTTGGATGAACGCGGACGCATCGTGAATGAAATGCAGGAAATTTCTGCATCTAATCCCGATGGTATGGATGCGGAATCCAAAGAAAAATGGGAAACGCTGAATGCGAAACAGGCGGAATTAAAGGATCAGGCGGATCGCCTGTATGCCGAGGAAACCGCCGCCGCCGATCTGGCAGCGTCATTTGGTCGCAAATCCGGCACGGAAAAAGACACCGTTCAGGGTGATGCTGCTAATGATTACCTGAACGCCCTTGATGGGTATGTTCGTAAGGGTCAATATTCCAACGCGTTGGAAGTTGGCACGGATTCGGAAGGTGGTTATCTGGTTTCGGATTATTTTGACGGTCGTTTCCGTGAAATCCGTGATGATTACAACGCCTTGCGCCCGTTTACGGACACCATCATGACCTCTGGCACTCACAACATCCGCGTTGAATCGTCATTGGGCGTTTCTACATGGACGGATGAGGAGGCTGCGTACACGATTGATGATCCGGCGTTCACCAACGTTCAGTTGGGCGCACACAAGTTGGGCCGCATCGTCAAGGTGTCCGAAGAATTACTTCAGGATTCCGATTTTGACATTGAGGCTTATTTGGCACGGGCGTTTGGTCGTTCGCACGGACTTGCCGAGGAGGCGGCGTTTATCAACGGTACAGGCACGGGGCAACCCACGGGCATCCTTTCGGGTGCAACATCCGTGACGCGCACCGAATCCCCGTTGACTGCTGGCGTAACCGCCAACACCCTGTTGGATGTTTACTATGGTCTCCAACGTCAGTACCGCAACAACGCCACATGGATTGTTTCGGATGCCACGGTTCGCGCCATTCGCGGAATCACGGATGCCGATGACAACTTTATTTGGCAGCCGGGGCTACAGGCAGGACAGCCGGATCGCATCATGGGTCGCCCATACATCACATCGGCGTATATGCCCGATGCGGGTGAATCGCCGTTGGGTTCGCCGGTTGTGTTTGGTGACCTGTCCAACTACTGCATCGCAGACCGCACCGGTTTCCGCATTCAGCGCCTAAATGAGCTTTATGCGGCAAACGGTCAGGTTGGTTTCCGTGGTTGGTCGCGGGTTGATGCCAAAACCGTTCAGGCGGCGGGCATCGTTGCAGTTGCCGCGTTTTAATTGACGCGGTATCCGTAGCAAATAGGCGGGCGGGGCGTTTTGCCCCGCCTTGCCTTGCGGGGTTTTTATGGGAATCAACGTAACAATTGCACCATCGGTGGAACCAATTTCATTGGCGGAGGCGAAATCACATTTGCGTGTAACCGCATCCGATGATGATTCATACATCACCGCGTTAATCAAGGCGGCGCGACAACGGGCGGAATCGTATATGAAACGCGCCATTGTCACGCAAACGGTGGAATACACGTTGGACGGGTTTGAATCGGAAATGATTTTGCCGAATGCCCCCGTTCAATCCATCACATCCATCACATACGTTGATTCCGATGGAAATTCGCAATCATTCACCGATTACCAATCGGATTTGTCGAATGAATCAATGCCGCGTGTTATGGCGGCATACGGGTATTCATTCCCGTCAACACGGGTGCAATACAACGCCGTGACGGTGACATATGTTGCCGGATGGGGCGGTGGTGACTCCCCTGATACGCTTTCAAACGTGCCGGAAACGATTCGACAGGCGATCCTGTTGATGGTTGGCACCATGTATGAATTCCGAGAGGAAATCATCGCGGGCGTTCC